AACGTTGATAGTGAGAGAGCGAACAGGAGCGTGAATACAGAGTATCCTAACCATCCTGCAAGTCCTCCGAAACCTACGATAGCAGAGGTTGAGACAAGGGTTGCACCATAGGAAAAACCTACAGACATATTTGAGTTGTTCTCTGGAATAAAATAGTTATGGTTCCTCCCCCTTGATACAGTAAGGAAAAGAACAAATAGAATGATAACTGCAAGGATATAAATATTAATCATCAGTCGCCGTATTTATAAGGGTCTTCATTATTATGGTAAGTGATAATAAGCACTCTTCTTGGTTGTGTTGTTCTCAAGTCTGCGACTCCATGCCACGATGTCGTTGAGTTCTTGAATATCACGGACTCTCTGGCGTCCATTTCCATCTGCCAGAAATGAGGTGGATTCCATCCAGTATTTTTATACTGGTCTAATAGTTTCTTAGCCAGTTCAGTTGGATGTTTCGACACCAGTTTTGCCATGATATTTCTGTAGTCTTGAGGGATAACTCCGTCCTCATAGAAACGGAGCTGTCCACCCCATTCTGGTTCCCAGTTATCCTCCAGAGGAATTACGTGCGTAGCTAAACAAGACTCCACATCTCTGTGGGGCATTGAACCTGACGCAAAACCTTTTTTGGGATAAGTCCAGTAAATGGTTGCTTTGGCTCGTATCTCTCCATCGTAGTCTGTAAGACTTCTGACACGTTGGATAGTTAGATTATTCCAATCTATCTTGTGATATGAGCGAGTGGTAGGAGTTCTGTAGAGTTCAAAGTCTATGAACTTTTCACCTTCTACAATGTCAACTCTGGGTCTTTCCAGAATTGAAAAATCATTTGTTTGCATAATAAGGAAACTTAACTATGATGGGGTCTATCTCCTCAACCTCATCTTCAGTTGTAACAAATAAGTCTTGACCATCAAGACTCTCTCTATACTTGCCGAAGTTTTTTATTCGGTAGCCTTTGTATTTTTTTCTATACTTTTCTATTCTTTCGGGATACCATTGAAGTCCATACTGGTCGACAACTTCCCCCTCTTTATAGATAGGGGTTTCCCGATTCGGTATCTCTCCAGACTTCCATTCCTCTTCTGATATTGGTAACCAGTCAAGGGCTTGAGGGTAATGAATACTTCCGCGTTTATCATAGACAAACTGCAGAAACATCTCATATTCCTTTTCGTTGGTGAACTGTAAATTTATTCCTACTGTCCGACTTTCGTCAAACGGAGTTGTAGGTTTAAACTCATGGAGTAGACATTTCTTCATTGTCACGGAACGATAGTCGTGACAGAGTTCTTGTATTATTAAATCTTTTTCTTCTGTACAGTTTGGTACTAGAAGATACCTATCTTCAGACATTCAGGGTTTAATGCAATAAAAAATTGATAGACTCCATCACGATAGGCCAACGCCTCGTGAGGTTTAACGGAGTCATGTAAATATAGTTGGCCTGGCTCGATAGCTTTTTCCTCAATCATTTGTCCTGTGTGTCCTTCTTCATATCGGAGAACCATTCTGTCAGGTCTGGTTGTGCCCCAGAGTCTTATCCATTGGGCTGGAAACCAGTTATCGTAGTGTCGTAAAAAGTGGGCTCCATAGTTCCACTTCAGTATTGATGACCGATACATATATGGTTTCAGTTCATCAATGGGGTCTAAGGATGTAATACTTAGAGCTGGACATTTCATTTGAAAATCGTTTTCAAGCATCATCTCAGTAGGCTTTGCTCCGTTGGGACCAAAGTAGTTTTTCCAGTCACGGAGATGGTCGTCTGTCCATATTTGATGTTTGTGATGAGGATACATCTTGAGAAAGTTTGTTCTGTCCAACGGACCTATCGACTCATCTTCTCCTTGAGATTGCATTCCTGTTGAGTTGACTAGGGGAGTTGCCCACCTGTCTAACTCAGGATACATATCGCCCCATTTCATAAATGGAAATAATTTGATCTGCTCCTCAAATTGTTCCACATCGATTTTATATTTCGTTGTTATGAGATTCTGCTTGTGAAGCTCATAGTATTCATTCTTCTCCATCGACTACCTCAAATAGTTTACCTTTGTATATACGCTTTGGACCTTTAAACTCCTTCAACTGAGGCAGGTCAATGACCTCACATCTGTAGTCTTCAAGTTGTTCAAACGAGATATCATTTGTTTTTCTGAATTTAATAGTTAACGCCATACGAAATGGGTCAATCATTCTGTAAAAGTTACCCATACCTTCTTCATCACTATTTGGAATAGTCCAGAGAGCAGGAGTAATATCGTTGTAAAGGTTATCTGTCAACATCTCATCTATCGCAGAAAAATCAAACTGCGAACGAAATGATTTGATACCTTTACATTCTTGGGGAGACTCAAATATGAATGTTGTGTAACAACAGGATGATAGTATGAAGACATCTTCGCTTACCTCTATCTTTAGTATTTTACGTGTTTGTCTTTCTAGAAGGTAGTCCCATCTTTCTTCATCTATCTTCTCTGGTTCTTCATATTCGTAATCTAACACGGGCAGGAATCCTTCTTTATTAAGAAGAGTCCAAGTATCATATGACCAATGGTGAGTGTGTCTGCCGTGGAGGGGTCTGGGTATTTGATATCCCCTGAGTTCTGGAAGTGACCACTTGATGAGAAGTTTACCATCGAACTCTTTTGACTCGCAAAAGAATCCCTCATCGTCTATCTTTGGAAACGAACAAGGAGTGATAGGCTTGACAGCGTAATACCAAAGTCTAGGGCTGTACTTTAAAAAACTTTCCCAAGTGTTCTTTCCATCCATACTGGTCTTTGAGCTTTCTGTACTCAGAGTCGTTGGAGAGGTATTTGTCTCTTTCATTATGTGTCTTAAACTTGAGGACTAGCCAATCGCCATCCTCGTATTTCACGGAGTATTTATCGCTCAGGAATTTAAGTTCCTGATTTTCAGTAAGTGGAATCCAGTCTTTCATCCACCAGTCTGCTTCAAGGGTTACATGATTTAGGTCAACAAAAATATACCCATTTTTAACTGAGTATTCTACTGTATGGCCTGGCGTATAATGTGCCGCACACATTATCTCAAGTCTCCTGTCCTCTAGGAAAGGAAACGGCATGGTCGTTATTTCTTGATATCTTTCGGGGGTAACATTGAAACCATGTTCGTATTCATGAAGAGGAATGTCGACCCACTTATATCGTTTGCAGTGCGCTTCACTGCCCATCTCAAGTCGTACTTCAAATAAGTTTTTAGGGGGTCTATTTTCTTTGCAGGTAAATTTGACAAGTCGATGTTTTCCAGAAACATCTGGTTTGGTCTCGACTTCCCATTTTGTATCTTTAACTTCTTCTACTAGATGTTCATATCCAGACTCAAGGAGATGAGGTATGAACTTACATTGAACTGGGTTATCTAAGCTCTTCATCAATAAGTTTTGAGTAAGGACTGTTATCCAACAACTCGCCTACCAAATGAATTCTATTCTCTGTAGAAGCATTTGATACTGAGTGTGGTTTAGTCACATTTACCAGATAAGCATTTCCATCAGAAGGTAGGTTGTATGCTTTCCACGACTTGTCTTCTTGTTTAATAAGAAATGCGACATCCTCATTAGATTTTACTGGTACGTGAAGTTTTACATGGGGGTCAGCATGTCTGGGTAGAGCGTAACTTGGAGGCATCTTCGCCAGTCCTGTTTTACACATGCCCAGTTCTGCCATTACTTGGTTGGTATATTCCATCTCTTTGAACGCGGGCTTTGTCCAATCGTCCTTACAAGCGCACCCTTGGAGATTGGCCTCTTTACATTCTGCGTATGAACGATGACAAGACTCAGTTACCTTTTCGAATTTCTCAGGTCTCGACCCGCCAACCAGATAGAAGGGGTCATCTACATGGTCTGGAAGTTGAAGTCTAGCACGACCATCGTGACAATATGCCACTCCCTCTTTTCCTTTGTCTGCGAATATCTTTCCATCAGAGCCGAACTCAGTCCTGAATTTCTGACTTGAAGCGTCTGTGAAATACTCATATTCATTTAAACGTTCAACTTCATCGACTATTTTGTCGACATCGATGTCAAGTTTTATTAATTGTACATCTTCCATATATATTCTCCAAAAGGGTGTGCTATAGTCTATTTAGGCGTTCTTCCCACATTGGAAATGTTTCTCTACCCATTTCAATACACGCATCGCCATCTACTGGCCAGGCTATTTGTTTTGTATGATGAAGGTCAATCTCATAGGATTCTTCTTTCTTAATGCAACGAAAGCTACGACGCCACTTCTTTATTGTTCTTGTCGATTGTTCTCCATGATTAGTGGTCATGATGAACTTCGCGTCGGCTCGGTGGAAGTCTCTGATATATGCGACCTCAAAACCTGCGTGGCCTCTCCAATGATACAGATTGTCCTCGTAGAACTCTCTTGACCTACTTCTAGGTCTGTGTGGGGTAGTCGCAGCTCTTGTAAGAATCCTAAAAGTTCCTTCCCCAATGTCTTCAACGCCTGAAATAGCACCAAGTTCTCCGTCTACATAGGTTAGCAAACATAGTTCCAGTCTGTCCAGATGCATATCATAAACAGTTCCATTATTTTTTACTCCTTGTTTAGTCCACCAAGGACACCACTTCTTCAAATGAGGGAAGTCCGAAGCGTCTAAACTTTTAACTTTTATTCCTGACAACTTTATTCATATGGTTAGTGGGAATTTTACCTGCAACGATATTCCAGTCGACTTTCTCTCCTTGATACCATTCTTCCAACCTGTCTAGTATTATCTGTTTGTCTTCACTACCTTCATATTCTAGTTTTAGACCTTGTCCTTCTTTTGATAGACGAGCACGAGTTGCATTTGTATTGTCTGTAACGAACTTTTCAACCAACTCAGGGTGAACCTGTGAACAACTTAGGTGCAGAATATTCTTCTTACGTCCTATCATCCTCAAGTTCTCGTCAACTAAGTCACCAGACTTCCAATAATATTCCTGAGCCTTCCATTTGATATACAACTCTCCGTCTTCTTGTCGTTTCCAACGAATGTCTGGAGACAGGTCTTCTCCAAAATGTTTGATATCACCAGATGCAGAGATGGGTGGTGGAACCTCTGTAGAACCATAGACATGCCAGAATCTACCCACGCCTTTTGAGAAAAGTTCGTCCTTCATATTCTCTGGCGGAATGTCTGAACCACAACCAATTACATCGTATTGTGAAAGGTCAAGGTCTTTCCATTTCTTTGTCTTTGACATTGTTCGAAAGACTGCAGGAATGAAAAAACTGTGAGTATAATCGTCACCTACCAAGTCCTCGCAGAAGGTTGATGAGTCAAACTTCTTGACAGTCATATCACAACCTGTGATATGAGAAGGCAGGATACTCAAAGTAGGAAAACCGATTGATGTTGGTGGTAGAGTAATACTCAGAATATGAGATTCCTCTGTCAACTCTTGAGCACGGATAGATTCCTGAGCGGCCATATTGTAGACTTCAAAAGGAACTTCTATCTGTTTGGGTTTCCCAGTTGAACCAGATGTATTGTAGAAGAGAGGTAGTTTCTTCTCGTATGCATTCCAGATGATTTCACATTCCTGAAGGAAATCGTTGTATCTGTAATTAGTTCGCAGTCTCATAATATTCTTTATGTGTGTTTTGATAAAGATTTTGTTGAGCCCAAATACCTGATGGAAAAATATTAGAAAACTCTGAGGTATATTTGTTGTAGTAGTCCCATGCTTTCTTTGAGTATTCGGGTCTTTCCTTTGTTATACTTCTCCAGAATCCTGTGTCTTCTCTTTCGCTATTGATGTAATGACATTCCTGAAAACGTAAACTATCTCTCCAGATGTTTCTCATCTGTCGGTTGTATGCTTTTGGTCTACTCCCGCGTTGAATAGCTTTGATTAGAGTTTCAATCCCAGCCTGAAGGTTGAACAACGCAGTCGCTTCAAGAGGGTCAACGAAACCTGCGGCCGACCCAAGGGCTACGACATTGTCAGACCAAGGATTTTCTAGAACCATTGGTTTCCATTGTATAAGTCTGGGTTCAACTCCTTCTATTGGTTTGCGTATTTGATGAAGGGGTTTCTGATTCTCGTGCAACCATTCTTGACCAGGGACCATGTCCTCTTTCCAGAAAGTTTGGTATTCAAGAAGAGCGCTCTGGTTATCTATGTGTCTACTAGAAAAGACATAACCAATTCCTGTTCGATTCTGTAAGTCAACTTGAAACTGCCATCCAAACCTACGAGCAATACTTTTTGTGTATTCTGTAATAGGAAAGTCTTCTCTTTGCATCGGACAAACCCACGCTCTGTCTAATGTATGGTTTTTGGAAATGGGCATTTCTGTAAAGTCCTTGACGAACTTACGACCAAAGCCTGTACAGTCAAGATACAAATCAAACCCAGAAGGCAGTTCTGTCAGAGTTTCTTCACGAACTTCTGTTCTTTCACAGGTTTTCCTCATCATCAGTCCAGAGGATTCTGCACAAACATGATACGCATAGTCGTAGTCAGTCTCTATCTTATCCCAGAACTTTTGTTTGTCTGGTCTCCTGTCAAACCCAGGCTTGTATGACCACATCGTGTTGTCCGCCATCATCTCTTTGAAATGGCCACGATTGTACCAGAATCTTAATATGAAAGGGTCTCCAATGGGGTTGTCCCATCCTTGTTTGTAGTTTCCATATTTCTTTACGGCATTACATTCATCCACCCATTCGTGTTCCTGAAGTCCCAAAGAGTCGAACCAAGTTTTAATTTGTGGTAGGGTTGATTCACCTACGCCGAGGTGAGGAATGTCTGGTGAGTCGTAAAGTACAATCTTTGTGTCTGGTAGAAGTTTTTCTATTGCTCCTGCGGTCCACCAACCTGCAGTCGCTCCACCAATAATGCAGATTTTAAGCATCGTAAATAAACTCCGAAGAGGGGTAAAATGTGTCGGTTTTCATATCCCAGATTTCTGGGTTAGTTTGTCCGTAAAAATGGTTGCGGATAATTCCAGCTAAAACGAGATGGTTTTTCTTCTTGAAGTGGTTGGACCTCAAGTCTCTTTCTGGTATCTCTTCTCCTATTTCATTTGCCGATATCCAAGATAAAGAGTTTGGGTAGAAACGAAAATGAAACGAGTCAATATTCTCAACCATCTTTGGGTCAAGCATTTTAGCGAAACAGGTGAAGACGATAATCCGTACTTTGTACTGCTCTGAATATGACTTCAAAAAATAAATATAATTTGCAAGACACATTCTTAGATGCATCCCATCGTAATGGTCCTCTCGTTTTGGGTCTGACAACATCACAACCATTTTATCTTCTGGGGTTATGTACTGAGACTCAATGCACTCATAGACTTTCCCCATAGTATATATTGGACCTGTTGCCGACTTGCCGTAATGAACCTTCTTTTCCGCTGAGATGTTTTTGTACCATAGATAATCATGGTTCGAAGCGCAAGGCTCTGCGAACGAGTCGCCGAAAATGTATATCACACTCCTCCTACTAGATGAACTCTCTTACACTTTTTACTCATATTTATAAAGGAATGTTTCTGCGTTGTATCAACGAGATACGCGTCACCTACTTCAAGATGATGTATTGTTTTCCCAACCAGAATGAAACAGTCTGGGTCAGTTATCAATGGAATATGAATTCTTTTTGAGGGGTCTTTGTGGTAAGACATGCAAGACTTAGGTTCGTTTTCCATGTATCTTGTTCTTGTCATCTTCATCAGTTCAACTACTGTCCGAGTATAAGCCATATCCTCAAACAACCATTCATTGAAGTCTAACTCTGTGTGTTTTAGGTCTTTACCTTCGCGAGAACCATATGTCGGATTAGTTTCACCTTTTGGTAACTGAAGACACCATTGGTTCTGGTATTCAAGGACTGTCAGTCTTTCTTTGACGGCTTCTATCTCATTCAGAATCAGACTGATATTCAGCTTCAAATGGTAACGATGTATCGACTTTGATTCCATTTTCTCGTAGGATGTTGAAGGCGTCTTCTCTCAATATTAAGACGCTTTTGTATTGTTGTTTCAACGGATATCGTTGAGTAAGTACAGCGATGTTTGGTGGGACGAATGTCATTGAGAATAAGTCCTCGCCATGTGCGTCAGCTATTCGTTTGTTCAACACTCTGAAAGGATGTTTTTCTACAAACTGATACAGATATTCTTTTATTTCGTCTTTAAAGGAAAACTCTTTGTCTGGTACAGTAAGTATTGTATTTGTTATTATCATGGTATCATTAAGTCAGTTGACCTCTTAAACTCTTCAAGGTCGGCTTCATCGTTGACAAGTGGACTTCCGTTCAAGTTCAACGATGTATTTACAAGTATCGGCCATCTGTCAAATAAAGGCCAAAGAGGATGGTCACTCTTTATTGTCTGAACACGAACACTTCCGTCTTTGTGTTTCAGGTCTTCATATTCGTCTAAGGTTTCTTTGGCATCAAAACATTGGTCCATATAAGGAGAAGGTCTGTGTCTATAGACATATTTCTCTAAGTCTATTTCTCTACACATCATTCCGAATGGTCTCCAAGGTTCTCGTTTTTTGATCTTGTTGAGTTTCTCCCTCCATCCCTTAACATGGGGGTCAGCAAGTATAGACCTAGAACCAAGTGCACGAGGTCCGAACTCTGTACGCCCGTGACAAGAACCCACAAGTCCTGTGGTAGCCAAGCAATCATATAGTTTTTCTAGCTTAAGTTCATTGGATATATTATACCCTAAAAATGGGTTGATGTCAAGTTGAATTTGTTTATGTGCTAAAACACATCCTATCGCCGAACCAGCATCATTTGGAGCAGGAGGAATGTAAAGTTCTCCTCCAATATTTTTATTTGCAGATGTATTTAACGCACATCCACCAACGAGAACAATAGGTCCAGTTACGTATCTTGTTATCAACTCTAGGGCTTCTCTATAAACTCTCTGAGCACCTGCCGCTATTTCAAACTTGTCACCTTCATATTTCCATCCTTTATGAAAGTTGTATCCTGATTTCCAGAGTTCTTTGAGATGTTTATATTCTTTGTCGCCTTGACCATAAGCTGAGGCGCCCATCATCTTGTATTCTTCTGAGTTGGGTTTCCATCCACCCGCTATTGTCGCTGCAGTATATAATAGTCCTAACGACTCTGGATAATGCCATCCTGAAATTTTTGACATTCGTCCCCCCGAGCATCTCCAGATAGACATAGTATCCCATTCACCGATAGCGTCGATGACGATGGTTGTGCAGTCAGTATATGGACTAGAATAATAGCCCCAGCTAGCGTGTGAATGATGGTGACCAGTAATGTTCCAAACATTGTAATGCTTTCCAGCCATCATACTGGGTTTGAGTTTAGGTTCTTGTCCTGCGACTTTTCTCCTATGCTCTTTCTTTTCCCAGTCTTCAAAGTAGTAAATTTCGGTAGGTTCTCCCCATTTTTCTAAAACATAGGAGAGAAGTTTTTGTGAAAGTTGTTTATCGTGCTTCCTGCGAGACCATTTTTCGCCCTCTGTGGCGAACACAAGCTCATTATCTTCAAATACGGCAATAGCCGAGTCGTGTGACCCGAAGGATAATCCCCATTCAATCATTTCATAATCCCTAAATAGATAGTAATAAACCAAACTATTTAGGGGGTCCAGTGCCGATTGCTAGTAGAGCAGACTTTAAAGAATACTGTCTCCGTAAACTTGGGAAACCAGTCATTGAGATAAACGTGGCTGATGAACAGGTTGAAGACAGAATCGATGAAGCAGTCCAGAAGTGGCAGGAATATCACTTTGATGGAAGCGAAAGAACATACGTTAGACATCAAGTCACTCAGACTGACATCGATAATACTTACATACCAGTAACAGATTCTTACATCGGTATCGAGCGCATTTTACCGCCTATTTCTCACCGAAACATTTCAGGGATGTTCTCCTTCAAGTATCAATACATGATGAACGAGATGCCTCACCTGACCCAAGGAAATCTTTCTAACTTTCATATGACGATGGAACATCTGGACCTCATCGATGAAACATTTGGAAGTAGAGGACAGAACATACGTTTCAATAGACATACGGATAAACTCTACCTCGACTTAATGTGGCCGTCCTCAGCAGTAAACGGACTTTCTGCTAATAGGGCACCAGACATTAATTTGCACGACTATATTGTAATGGTTGCATTTAAAAGACTCGACCCTACAGAGAACACAGATGCATTTTCAGATATGTGGTTGAAGAAATACGCCACAGAGTTGGTTCGATACCAATGGGGTTCGAACCTTGTTAAGTTGGTAGGAGTTCAATTGCCAGGCGGAGTAAGTCTGAATGGCGATGCTATTATGCAGGAAGCGAAAGAAAACTTAGCCAGACTCGAAGAAGAAATGAGTCTGAATTACGAACTCCCAATGGATTTTTTCATAGAATAATAAAACAGTAAAAAAGGAGAAGAATGGCCCAAGTGGACAACAAACACGAAGCAGCGATGGTCGTGAAACAGTCTAAGGTTCTCTGGATTCTCGTATTTGCCGTTTTATGGTTAGCATACTCAATAAGTCAGGTTCCATTAATAGTTGAAAAGATCCTGCACAGAGAGAGCATGAATTTACAGAAGATAGTAGACCATGAGATGGATGATGCGAATGACAACTACGAAGAGTCATTAAACTTGATACTTCAGGGCAAAGGCGCCCATAGAATCTTAACTGCATTCAAATGTGACCTCTCAGAAGAAGAGGTTATGATAAATGCTAACGAAGAGATTCGTAGACAAGAAGACCTTAGAGAACAACATGGCGGAGGGCATCACTGATGGAGACTCTGCTAGAAAACTTAAACTTAGTATTGATGGGTATTTTTATTTTGTTGTACTCAGTCTTAGTAATGGTAAAGGATGTCAAAACAAGATTCGCCGACTTCTTTCGTAACGCAGTTTATATGGGCTCAGGAATGTTGTTCATATACTACATCTTTCAAATAAGTCATTTGGAAGAATACAAAGAGTTCGAATATTTGGTGGCATTTCTGGTAGCACTTTCTTTCAGGGACTTGTTACCTGTTATTGTAGATTTTGTCGTGCATGTCAGCACTACAAAACTTAAACAAATTGATGAGCGAATATCCGCCAAAAAAGAAACACCTAATGAAACTTAATGAAAATTCAGAATTGCAGATACCCTTGAGAAACTTAATATCACTTATCATAGCGGTAGCTATCGGAGTCTGGGGTTACTTCAGTCTCACAGAACGGCTCAGTTATTTGGAAAATGAACTGGCGAATGGTTCGAAACAGGTAGAAGGTAATACTGCATGGATAAACAGTTTTAAACCACCACCAGAAGTTCAGGACACAATTGTCCGAGTTCGAACCATCGAGGAGCGTCTGGTAAAACTAGAAACAGTCGTGGATGGCCACGTAAATAGAAAGAGGTAAGAATGTTACCAATGCTCGTACCTATGTTGACAAATGTAATCGGAGGACTTTGTGCCGATGCCGCGACTAACCTCGCGAAAGAACACGTTATGGGAATGGTTGAAAAATGTATTCCCAAAGAAGCGATGTCAGTTATTGACCAAGTCGTTTCCTCTGACCCAAGTCAACCTTGTAGTTCAATGATGGATATGGTTTCTCGTATCGCTGACCCAGCAGACGAGTCAATGCCTTCTATGCCAGTTATGCCTGACATGGGAGAAATGATGAATCACGGAAGTGCGATGATGGGTGCAGCTCTCCAAGACGAGGGTATGTCATGGGCTAACGATATGATAGCTTCAGCTTGTACTTATATTGACGATACGGCAGGTTCAGTAATGGAACCAGTATCGTTTACTTATAATGTAACCTTTGACCCAGGCTCAATGGACCTTAGTATCGAAAGGGCTTAATGTCCTGCGATAACCCAAACTGTGAGTGCGAAAACTGTAGTTGCAATCCTTGTGAGTGCGACGAATACACCCCTTGTGGAGAACAATGCCAGTAAGTCCTTATATACGACCCTACTCTGACTCTGGTCAACAGGGTCTAATAGACTCACTTACAGCAGAAACAATTTTTCTAGGTGGATGGGATATCATCTATCTGCCTAGAAAAGACGCTGTTGAAGAAGACTCAATTTTTGGTCAGTCTCAACAGTTAAAGTTTGACTCTTCCTTCAACGTTGCTGTTCTTATTGAGAACACAGACGGATTTGAAGGCGAGGGAGAGTTTTACTCAAAATTTGGTCTTGAGATAAAAGACCGCATGAGAATAACCATGTCAAGGAAGACATGGGAAACTATTGAATACCAAGATACGTATGAGTCTGCATATCAGAAGGACCAACGTGGTTTTGATACATTCCGAATGGAGTTTAATTCATTTGGGTCGACAAGTGACAACATTGTTTTAGAACCTGAGTCAGATGGAATTATTCATACTCTGGCTCTAGAAACAGGTTCCCAGTCATCTTTAAGGTCCCGACCATTCGAAGGAGATTTGGTATACTTTCCTTTTAATAAAAAGGTATTCCAGATAACTTTCGTTGAACACGAGGCGCCTTTCTACCCAGGCGGTATCATTCCACAGTATCAAATGGTTTGCGATTTACTGGAGTATAGCAATGAGATATTTAACACAGGTATTCGGGAAATTGATTCCATCGAAGACAACCATGCTCAGGGACGAGCTGAGTGTTACGTTTCAACCCAAGAGGGATACGGAACCTTTAATAGAGGGGAAGTTATCTACAAGACAAGTGATTTTGGTCTTGACGACCATACTTCAACTTCTCCTTCTGCTCGTGTTCTGCACCACGATGAATGGACTGGCAAGCTTACTGTAGTTCCAATGAGGGGCGGTTTTACCGCAAACGACATTATTGTCGGAGGAATTGAGAATACAGTAGCGAACCTAGCAACGGAAGGTCTAACGACTGACCAAATCGTAGCAGAAGACAACGGAGACAACCTTGTTCTTGACATTCAGTTGGAGGCTTTATCACCTCTGAAACTGGAGGCCGAAGAGGGTAACATCATAGACGAAAATGGTGTAGATAGATTCAGTATTACCATCATAACGACTGGTTCATTCAGGAGATTAACATTTGTCCCTGAAGGCTCCTTCGCAGGTATTACTGATACTCTGATTCTTACGCCAGACGAAGAACTGGACACTCCAGCGGACGTTCTGGCACAAAATGAGGAGTTCGAAGAGGTAGCCTCACAAGGTGAGGAAATAGGAGGAACACAAGAAGAGTCCTTCATCGACTTCTCAGAGATTGACCCATTTAGCGACGGAAATTTCTAATGTTTGGAAGATACTTTTATCACAGGTTCATACGAACATATGTCGCATATTTTGGGACTCTGTTCAACAATATCGAATGTAGACGATTTGACAAAGACAAGAATGTTGTCAATCGTTTTCGTGTCCCACTAACTTATGCTAGTAGGGACTATTATCGCCAGAGAATACTTGGCGACCCAACTCTTAACAGGAAACCAAACGTGGTTCTACCACGAATGGGGTTTCTCGTGTCTGGTTTTCAATACGACCTGTCAAGAAAATTAAATCCTCTGAATAGTTTTAGAGGTAGGAATAATGCAGGAGCAATAGTTAAGACTCCAATGCACATTCCTTACGACATCAACTTTGAACTCCACATCTGGTCTAAAACGACAGAGGATGGGGCTCAAATAGTCGAGCAGATAATACCGAACTTTCATCCTGACTTCACCGCATCCTTGAGATTACTCAAATCTAGTGACCCAGCCTTGGAAGGACTGTCTCTCGACATTCCGCTTATCCTAGATTCGGTTCAATGGGATGATGCTTACGAACAGACTGCAGACGGAACGAGAGTTATGGTCTGGACAATGGGTTTCACGATGAGGGCTTACTTCTTCGCTGGAACTAAAGATATTTCAAGTAAGGGTGGCTCAATAAGAGAAGTAACAGTAAGAACTTTCGGTGATTTACAAGACCAAGACCCAGGCATGCACTCTGAGATAGTTATCTCTCCTAGTCCTGCATCAGCTACGGAGTTTGACTCATATACGATTGACACCAATATTACTAGATATAGTCCCGAAGTAGCGTTCTCTCCATACTGGACTGATGAGTCTGACACCGCCTAAGGAAAAAGATGAAGAAGATATTAACTATCTTTATAGGGTTGGTGCTGCTCGGTGGTTGTACCAAAACGATAGAGGTAGAGAAGATAGCGAAGAAGAGCAAATTTCAAGGGGATTATCCCACATTAGAGATAAGGAATATGTGGACGAGCTGTTTTCAGGGACAGCAAATGTCAAGAGTTCCCCCAGCTCCAGCAGTGACGATTTGTGACTGTTTGGTAGATATTACCAGAGGTGATTTTACCTACGAGTTTTTACATAATGAACAACAGAACCAGTTTAAAGCCAGAAGACAAGGCGATACCAAAACTGACCTTGCAATAAGTAAGAGAAGACAGGACTACTGGGCGAAAGTAAATATACAATGCACACAGAAGATTCAAAATACACTACAGCATACTCCCAAGCAACAAGGCGCGATGCTATGAACGACCTCGAGCTTCGTTCAGAATTCGGTTTAGAGGAGACAACTACCGACATGGTGGAACATGATGACACCACGCCCACCATGACACCATCCAATACTGCTTCCCTAGATACTGACTTTGAATACGCGAGGGAAAATATTTACCAAGGGGTCGAAATGCAAGCTGAGGCTATGCAGGAGGCCCTTGAACTCGCGAAAGCGTCTGGACACCCAAGAGCATTTGAGGTATTTGGACAACTATTCAAAGCTTACACGGAAGCTCAGTCTGACTTGGTCGACCTTCACGGAAAAGTGAACAAGATAAAAGGGACTGACATCCACAAACAAACTAATATTCAAAATAATGTGATGGTAGGTTCAACTGCGGACTTACTCAAAGCGATAAAATCAGGAGCATACGAAGATGAGCCAAAGAGCGTACATATCGAATCCACTGATAAAGGCTAAATTTCAGGAACAAGAGTTCTCCGCTAAACAAATTAAAGAATACATTAAGTGTGCTGAAGACCCAAACTATTTCATTGAAAAATATATCAAAATCGTATCACTCGATGTTGGACTCGTACCATTCAAAATGTACAAGTTTCAGCACAGGATGGTCAACGCTTTTACTCAGAATAGGTTCACAATCTGTAAAGTTGGGAGACAATCGGGTAAAAGTGTCACAGTTATTTCGTTCATACTTTGGTATCTTCTATTCAATGAGAGTAAGAAGGTTGCATTACTTGCTAATAAAGCGGCGACTTCTAGAGAACTACTCCAACGCATGCAACTGGCATACGAACACCTTCCTACATGGATACAACAAGGGGTTGGAGTCTGGAATAAAGGTAGTTTTGAACTGGAAAATGGAAGTTCTATCATCAGTTCCTCTACTTCCTCGTCAGCGATACGCGGTAGTTCTTTTAATCTCGTTTTTCTTGATGAGTTTGCTTTTGTTGAATCCCATATAGCCGAAGACTTCTTTCGTTCCGTATATCCTACTATTACTTCTGGTCACGAGACAAAAATGATAATTGTCTCAACTCCAAAAGGAATGAACCACTACTACAAGATGTGGACAGATGCGGCAGATGGAAAGTCTGATTTTGAACCGATAGAGGTTCATTGGTCTGAGGTCCCTGGCCGAGATGAGAAGTGGAAGAAGAAACAGGTAAGAAATACTTCAGTTGAACAGTTCAGACAGGAATTTGAGACAGAGTTTATTGGTTCAGCCGATACACTCATCTCCGCTGATAAACTGACGCTATTGAGATGGGAAGAACCAGTATTTTCCAGAAATGGTCTGGATATCTACGAAGAACCCAGATACGGCCAACAATACGCTTTGACGGCTGATGTAGCCCACGGAAAGGGAAAAGACTACTCAGCGATAACAGTTTGGAATGTATCACAATATCCTGCGATGATGGTCGCGAAATACAGAGATAATACTGTAACTCCTCTGGTATTCCCGAACTTCATCCATCAGATAGCAAAACAATATAATGAAGCCCACGTATTGGTAGAAACCAATGATGTCGGGGCTCAAGTAGGTCATATCCTCCGAACCGACATAGGTTACGAGAATATGATAATGACAAGACACAATGGTAGAGAAGGTATTGTAATCTCTGCTGGTTTCTCTAGGTCCGCGTCTATGGGACTGAGACAAACTATGATAACCAAGAACATTGGTGCAAATATGTTCAAGAATATGGTTGAAGGTGATAAAGTCATTATCAAGGATGTTGACCTCATACAAGAACTTTACGCCTTCTGTCAGAAGGGGAAGAGTTGGGAAGCCCAGCCAGGCAATACGGATGATTTAGTTATGTGTTGTCTCTTATTTGGTTGGCTTTCTGCACAACAATACTTTGAAGACCTCATTGAGGTTTCCCTACGAAGTGAATTCCTTCAAGATGTCGACCAAGACACTTGGGATGATATAACTCCGTTTGGATTTTATGATGACGGAATAACAGAATACGACTATAAGGAACCACCCACAATGGTGGTGAAAGATGGAGACGATTCGTGGTTGTCGTAATACTCGATTTTACTAAATACTCTAGTAATACGCAACTGCTGACGATTTGTAACTAAAAGGAGTTATATGGCATTTCCAATAAGTCCAGGCGTCTCGATTAGGGAGATTGACCTTACTACTGGAACTCCTGCAGTAGCGACTTCTATCGCTGCTGGAGTGGGACAGTTTGTATGGGGTCCAGTTGATGACATCACATTGGTGACATCAGAACCTAACCTCCGTGCGAGGTTTGGAGCACCTAACGAAGACACCTACGTTCATTATTATGCTGCGGCAAACTTCCTGAGCTACAGTAACAACCTAAGATTAGTCAGAGTCGTAGCTGATGACGCAATGAACGCTACGACTGATGGGGGAGGCCGTTTGATTAAAAACGCCGACGCCTATATCGGACTAGACCCAGACCAAGGTGGAAACTTAGATTCCACTCCAAATAGGTTCTGGGCAGCAAAATTTCCAGGCACCTTGGGGAATTCCCTTGGTATAGCTATGTGTCCAGCCGACACTCCAGCTATTGAAATGTCTGGGACTTGTGAGGTTGTATCTGGAGTCTGCACAGGAACAGGTACGCTTTTTGACGAAGAATTATTTGTTGGAGCAAAAGTCTCCATCAACGGCAACGTTTTTCACGTTGCTTCAGTAACATCAAATACCCAATGCGATTTCACATATCCATTGGCCGACCAAGCTGCGAGTTCAACCGCAACAAGGATGATACATTCCAACTTTGAAGATTTCAATATGATTGGAACAGTATCCTTGACAGCCAACAGTTTAACAGTTGTTGGAACTGGAACAGCTTTCAATACAGACTTCATTGTAGGAGACTCTATTGTTGTCGGAGCTAACACATCAGAGATTGTTTCCATTGAGTCAGCGACTTCAATGACATTGAAACATACTATCTCGACTACCGCTATTGCAGGTGGAACGAGTTACGATAAGAGATGGAAGTTCGCATTGAACTTTGACTCAGCTCCAGGCACAAGTAGTCACGCTGAAACAGCGAACGCTACAAATGACGAAATACATTGTGTTATCTACGACTACGCCGCTGATTGGACAGAAGTAGAAGACGATGTCATTGAGTCATGGTCTAACTTGTCTGTAGGTCGAGATGCAAAGTCACCTGAAGGTGCGAGCATCTATTACAAACAGAGAATCAATAACACTTCACAGTACGTAGCTTGGTTGAACCATCCAAACGAAGCGATGGCCGCGGCGACTGGAGACTGGGGAGGATACACAAAGAACGCTCGTTTTACGACAGTCAAACAAAACTATTACTTTGAAATGACTGGCGGAAGTGACGGAGCTGCTATCACAGTTGGCGACATGCAACTGGGATGGGACAAGTTCAACGACCCTAACGTTATTGAAATATCCATCATAATGATGGGTGCACCACCCGAAGGGGATGGGGCAACACTTGCTAACTACATCACAGGTATCGCAGGGAAGAGAAAGGACTGTGTAGTTTGTATCTCTCCTGAGTTCTCAGACGTAGTTAACAAACCAAATCAAGAACTTTCAAATTTGAAAAACTTCAGAACATCCTTGACATCGTCAACATACTCTATCCTAGATACTGGATGGGGATATCAGTACGATAAATACAATGACACCTATCGCTGGATTCCGTTGAACGGAGACATTGCGGGTATCCTTGCAAGGACTGACGCTGACGCTGATACATGGTTTTCCCCTGCTGGATTCCAACGAGGTACTATTAACAGTGCTATTCGTTTGGCTTACAATCCAACACAGGAAGAAAGGGACGAACTCTACAGAATTGGGTACAACCCAGTAGTAAGTTTCCCAGGCCAAGGTACAGTTCTTTTTGGTGACAAAACTCTTTCTCCAAAACCAAGTGCGTTTGACAGAATCAACGTCCGTAGACTTTTCATTTACTGCGAAAAAGTTATCGGTCAAGCGGCGAGAGACCAGTTGTTCCAGTTCAATACTGCGTTCACAAGGTCGAACTTCTCCTCACTTATTGAGGGATTCTTGGAAGGTATCAAATCAGGACAAGGTATCACAGACTTCTTAGTTGTTTGTGACGAAACCAATAATACTCCTGACTTAATTGATGCTAACAAGTTCGCAGCTGATATCTTTATCAAGCCCACTAAATCTATTAACTTCATTCAACTGACATTCGTTGCGGTCCGTTCTGGGGTCGAATTTAGCGAAGCAGTTGGGGCAGTATAAAGGAGATAAATGGCTGATGTAGCATATTCGATAAATGATTTTATCAAGAGTTTTCCAAAAGCTGGTGCTCGTCCTAACTTATTTGCTGTAAGTATTGAAGGAAAAGGGCAACAGTATTTTCAGAACGTACCAACATTCGCTCCTGAACACTTCTTATTGTGTCAGACAGCGAGTTTACCTGCAACAGAACTCAGTTCTATTCCTGTTAGTTTTATGGGAAGACAGGTGAAACTGCCTGGAACTCGTTCTTACGGAAACCTCTCTCTTTCCTTTTACAACGATGAGGACATGAGTATCAGAGTCGCTTTTGAAGAGTGGACTCACGACATTCAAAACTTCGCAAACGTATTTGGAAACAAGGTAGAGATTAACTCCGATAGCGAAATAATTTCCACTATATATGTAACACAACTTGGAAAGAAGGGTAACGAACTTCGCAGATATAAGTTCAATACCGCGTTCCCAGTTAACGTTGGAGATATCGCTTTAAGTTATGGGGATACCGATACGATAGAATCTTTCACAGTTGAGATGGCTTATCAATACTATGAGATTGAAAAGTCCGCAACTCGTGAACTTAAAGACTAATTAGTACAGAGAAAATATTATGGCAATCAAACTTTTCGGTTTTACAATCGGGAAGGACGACAGTGACAAGCTGACCTCTCAGCATTTTACAGTTCCAGAACCAGAAGATGGGGTAGCCTCCATTGCTTCTGGTGCTGGGGCGTTTGGTCAGTTCCTTGATCTTGAGGGTACAGTCAAAAATGAGTTTGACTTAATCGCCCGATATCGTGGTATGGCGTTACAACCTGAGTGTGAGACGGCAATCGATGATATCGTTAATGAGATTATTGTAGACACAGGGAAAACCGATCTTGTCACCCTCAACCTTTCAAACCTCAACGTAGGCGATAAAGTCAAGAAAGAACTCCATCGTGAGTTTAAGACTATCCTACGCCTTCTAGACTTCCGCAATCTTGGTTACGATGTATTCAAGCGTTGGTATATTGATGGTAGAGTCTACTATCATTGTATCATTGACCCAAAGCAACCAGAGGAAGGTCTCACAGAACTCCGTATCATCGATGGGCTGAAACTGAAAAAGGTAAGGGAAGAAAGACGCCCTTCTCCCGAACAGTTACAGAACTCAATGAATGTACCGATAATACCTGAGTTTGATGAATATTACATTTACGCTCCTGCAGGTTTCTTCACGAAAGACTCAGGGAGTAAATCTCAAATCAAAATATCCAAGGATTCGATAGCGTATTCTGGTTCAGGTCTCATGGACGCTGGACGCAAGATGGTTCTTGGTTACCTACACAAAGCTATCAAACCTCTAAACAACCTGAGAATGGTAGAAGATGCCCAAATCATCTATCGTGTCTCTCGTGCTCCAGAACGAAGAATATTCTACGTAGATGTTGGTAACCTGCCAAAGATAAAGGCGGAACAATATATGCGGGATATTATGCAGAGATACAAGAACAAAATTGTATACGACGCTAATACTGGAGAAGTAAAGGATGACAGAAAGTTTGCAAGTATTCTTGAAGACTTCTGGCTCCCACGAAGAGAAGGTGGTAGAGGAACAGAAATAACTACTTTGCCAGGCGGTCAAAACTTAGCCGACATCGAAGATATTCTTTTCTTTCAGAAAAAACTTTACAAAGCCTTGAATGTCCCACTCTCTAGAATGTCAGATGAACAGTCATCTGGTTTCTTTGGTAGAGCTTCCGAGATAACAAGGGATGAAATTAAATTTGGAAAATTCCTAGATAGACTCAGAAGTCGTTTTAACGGCTTGTTCTATGACTTGATGAAAAAACAATGTCTGTTAAAAGGTATTGCATCGGCTGAGGACTGGGACCAAATTCGGGACGACATTCTCTTTGTTTATGAAACTGATACTCATTTTGATGAACTCAAGAATGCTGAACTTATGGAACAACGACTGAATCTCGTTGGACAAGCCATCGACCATCGTGGTAGGTACTTCTCCGACCAAGAGATACGGCATAATATATTGAGACAAAATGATACAGACATTGAGAGAATCAATAACGAGATTGAAGAAGAGAAAGAAGCTGGTCTTTACGATGATGGCGATTCTGACGGCTTCTAGCCTTCACGCCCATCCTGACGGAGCAAAACCCTATTGGTACAACTCAGCATGGATTTATGGTTTCATTCAGGGTTGTTCTGATAAAATAGAAGAATCACAGATGTTTTCCAGTCAACTCTGGCCTGAACAAATAAGGTCCGTTTGTGGATGTACTGTAGATGCTCTCCGTCATTCCATAACTTTCGAAGAAGTAGTCGAAGACAATCCACTTAATCCAAAAGTTCAAGTAATTGTTGATGGAACACTTCCAATATGCGTAGAAGAGGAAAAAGCTCGTGCGGAAAATTCCGTTCTGGGGGGTTGACTATTCGTTAACTTCACCCGCTATTACAAAAGTCTGGGAAGACAAGTGGCATAGCTACTGTCTAGGTAAAGAAGAGTCTACTGAATTTGTTTCAGTCAAAGCCTATCCAGACTTCTTTTCTCAAACCTACAGAAGACGAAGACTAGCCGACTGGGCTCTATCCATTCTTACCGCAGATAGAGGTCTTGTTATGTTGGAGTCTTATGCTTTTGGAGCGAGAGGAGATGCCGTCACTAAGATAGCTGAGAATGGTGGGGTATTGAAACATGAGATGTTGAACTACGGAGTTCCTTTTGAAACTGTCCCTCCTACGACTGTTAAGAAATATGCGACAGGAAAGGGAAATGCGAAGAAACTAGATATGTATGACGCATTTGTAGAAAGGACAGGTCAAGAACTAAAGTTCAAAGCTTGGTCCGATATTGTAGACTCATACTTTATTGCTATGTATCTCAGAGATAGGAGTGAAACTCTCTCCACAACCACAGGAGTGGCCAGGGGCAACGAGGCGACGGAAGATAAACCCATCCTCAACTAAGTTTCCAGTATCAGAATAGTCAATAGTTACAGAACCGATAACCTTATGAAGTATATCATGGTTACATCTTACCTCAAAAGTCTCAGTAAAGAAGACATCGTCCATTCGGTCTTCCAAACCAGTTTCAGTCTCAAGACTCCACTTCCAACCAGAGCATCCCCCAGACTTTGCAGAGACACGAAGATATTCTCCCTCCGCAATTGTCTCATTAATAATTCTTTGTGCGCTAGCGCTTAAGCTAATATCCATAAAGTCCTTACACAGTTTTATTTATTATCCGTAACACAGATAAGTATAACAGAGTATTTAGGAAAAATCAAGTAGAATGACGGAAAAATGAAAAGTTGATAGTGAATGGTTGATATCATTGACAATCTTTTTTTTCTTTTTTGACTTGACAATCGCCTCAGTTTCAGTTATGATGTATATGTAAAATAAAAAAGGAGACTATGGAATTCAAGATAACTGGAAGAAATCTACCTGACCGACTGTCCACAGCCGCGACTGTCATGACTGCTGTCTCTTTAGACAGGATGATAGGAAAAGAAAATAGAGATTCCTTGGACCTGACTCTTAGGTTCAAACACCACCATTCCGAAGGTGAGGCTATTCCTCACTCCTTCCGAAAATACGAAGTCATTGTTGACTACCACCGAATAACCCACGATGCTTGGAACAGAGAGTTCCACCCAGATGAGCGTATCTGTAAAGTAGTCAATATCGTTGCACACGAAATGACTCATGTCGCTCAGTATATACAAGGAACTTTGGTCTACGTAGAGGGAAACCTTTACTACAAAGGAGTTCACCACGAAGCTGACTCTCTACAGAAATATTTTGATATGCCTTACGAAGAAGAGGCAAGAGGTAAAGAAGAAGGACATATGGTTGCCTTCCTTAAAAAATGGAAAGAACTTGAAAAAGACGGAATTGTATAATGAGAGAAAGAAACCTTTACGAGGTCTCCGTGAAAGGTAAAGTAATGGAGACTTTTCACAAAGCCACGACTGCATATCGTTTCAAAGTTGATATGGAGTTTCTCGGCCATAGAAATGTTAGAGTAAAAAAGATATGGGTAGACGCTAGACCATGATAGAACTATTTATTTGGAAACATCTTATGAAGATAATATTCGTTGCAGTTACCTATTATCATTGGGGAACTCCACACGGATTTTAATGAAAAAAAGTGCATTTTTCCCTTGACTTGTTGCGCTAGATAGCGTATAATATAATCTGAATTGATTGAGAAACCCTAATAAAGGAACGTTATGAATATCGCAGAAGGTGACATGAAAGACAGAATGGAAGCAGGAGTTGAAATACTCATGAATGTTATGAAGAATGACTACTTGGAATGGTCAAGAAGAGGGAGAGACCCACATGGTCGTTCCCACGAAATGTACGAAGAGTTTTGTAACAAACTCCATTATACTGTTGGAAGAAAATACATCAAGGTTGTTTCAGACAACTCAGTTTCAGCTTTTATTGTCAACTGTGTCGATGACAAGAAGTTTCAATTTGGAGATGTTCTTCTTCCCGCAGGTTGGGCGGCACCAGCTAGGAACCACGCTCGTTGTTCAGTTTTCGATACCATCTCAATGGAACGAAATATGAGATGGACTGGTCCCTGTTACAGATAATGAAAAAAAAGGAAAAAAAGTTGATATTTCCCTTGACTTATTTTTTTAGTTGTGATATCATATATACTGTGAGTGAGAGAAAAACCCTAAAAAAGGAAAATTATGTCTATTAGAAAAAACGAGTTCATCGAACACAGAATCTCCGTTGAGTCGGTTGAAGAAGGTTTAAACCACATGATGATGTGGGGTAAGAAAACCTTTAAAGACCATACTGGCGAATGGGTTGAAAGTCGGTGTGCTTCCCAACCTAACTTTTTTGACGAAGAGTTAGAATTTATTCCTCACGTAGTTGAATATCCTCACGGATTAGAAAGTTAAAATATGAGTATGATAATGTGTAAATATGGTTGTCTGTCTGACACAGACGAGTATCCTGAGTTTGGATACGATGAAGAAACTTACGAGTATACATGCGAACCATGTATGGAAGACGAAGAGTCTGAGTAAAAGTTTTTTCATTTTTCACTTGACTTTTTAGTCGAGTTAGCGTTATAATAGGTTTCAATGATTGAGAAAGGAACTATGACAAATACCCTAAGACAAGAAAAATCGATGTTAGCCCAGTTGTTGGCAACTGAGAACATCACTGTAGTCCACGATAAAGGTCTTGAGACTGCAGCTTTTGACCCTATTAACCGCAAACTTTTCCTACCTGTCTTCAAAGAGATGTCTGGTCCACTTTATGACCTACTCGTTCTCCACGAAGTATCCCACGCACTTCATACACCTGCTGAAGGTTTCCACTCTGAGAAACATCCTAAAGGTTCAAGATTCAAAGGTTTTTTGAATGTTGTTGAAGATGCTCGTATTGAAAAACTCATTAAAAGACGATACCCAGGCGGAAGGTCTGGAATGATCAACGGATATCACGACTTACTTGAGCGTGACTTCTTTGGTATTAAGAACATGAATGCAAACGATCTTCCGTTTGTTGACAGGTTCAACTTGTATTTTAAAGTCGGAATGACTCTGAACATGAAGTTCTCTGAAAAAGAGATGGAGTTCATTGAGAGAGGTATGAACCTTGAGACTTGGGATGATACAGAAAAGTTGACCTTAGACCTCTGGGAGTATGCAAAAGACGAAGAGTTGACTACCGACATTCAAGCGATGTTGGAAGATATGAAATTTGATAATAGTCAACCTATTGAGGAGTCTGAGTCTGAAGAAGGTGACGAACCCATGAAAAGTTCTGGGGAGTCTGAAGCGGATATGGAAGAAGGTTCCGATAACTCCGAAGAAACTAAAGACCAAGGTTTGAAAAGTAAGCCTGGCCAAGGTTCTGAAGGAGCTGAAGATGATAAAGATAGTTCTGTTAAAAGCGGAAGTTCAAAAGACTTGGAAGATGTTTCCTCTGAAAAACTAGAAAGCGAAGAACCTACGAAGTTTGAAGACCATGACCCTACCGAAGGCGGAGGTTTTGGAACTACTCAGGATAGGTTTGAGGAACACGTTGATAAAGACCCATTGTCTATTACTGACACAAACTTTCGTCAACATGAGAGCGAACTCTCCGATGACAAGTTTGAGGGAGTTACCCTTAACGCTTTTATTCCAGAATACAAACACGAAGATTATACTATTGACTACAAAACCATGTTGGAATATTTCACCGAGACTTACGGAGAGACTTCAAACTTTGAAGAGAGATACTCAGGTAGGTATGGTTGGGGATATAACCACATTAATAGATGGGAAAACTCAGCTTCCCAGAATTCCAGATATCAGAACTTTGTAGCTGCTAACAAACCGATGGTTCGTCACATGGTTAAAGAGTTTGAAATGAGAAAGTCCGCGGCGATGCACGAAAGAAGTCGTATCCATCAGTCTGGAATTATCAACCCTTCATCCCTTTACAAATACAAGTTCGATGATCGCATTTTCAAAGCTGTTACCTCTACACCTGAAGGTAAAAATCATGGTCTGGTCTTTTTCATTGACTGTTCTGGTTCTATGCAACACGTTTTTGGGACAGTTATTGAACAAACTGCCCTTATGGCGATGTTTTGTCAGATGGTTAAAATCCCTTTTCGCGTATTTGGGTTTACCAACTTTGGACTTGGACGAAGGTATGACTCTCCGTTAGGAAACAAACTTTCTGAAGAGTTCGATGGTTTCATCAACTCAAGAAGAAGGGAAGAAGAAGTCGAAGGTGAAATACAGTTGGACCACACAATGAGGTTCTTTGAACTTTACAACGACAAAATGTCAAAACGAGAATTTCAGTTGATGGGTGAATATCTTATCTCATTATCTGACATGGGACAATGTCCTATTCCTTTGTCTGGAACTCCTCTGAACGAAGTTATCATTCTTGGAATTGACTTAGTTAACGATTTCAAAAACCAGTATGGTCTTGATATCTGTAATACCATTCTCCTGACAGACGGCGAGTCCAGTTCTGGAGCAGGAGTTTGTCAGTTTGAAACTAGACCTAACAGAGAGGGAATTCTTTCCACAAGAAAGTTCTTTCATCATGTAACTGGTCAAGATATTTGTGTTTACCGACACAAGAAAACTGGAACTGTCTGGAGCAAAACAGCTCAGTCTAAAAGACAGAGATATTATCGTAACAATGCGACTGAGTATCTTCTTTCCTTTTTCGAAAAGTGCACTGGTCAACAAATCATTGGTATTAATATCTTTCCAAAGTTTAACTACCACATGGCGAACGACATGGACATTAACCTTGAAGAAGCCAGAGGAATTATTCGTAAGAACGGATATATCGCAGGAAAAGCGAAAGGTTACTCAAAACTGTTCTCAGTTCCAAATAAGAATCTGATGATAACAGACGAATCAGATGCAAAATTTCACGGGTTGGAAGCAGGTTCCAAAACCTCTTCTATTACTCGTTCTTTCAAGAGTTTAGCAAACAGACGAAAGTCCCAGAGATTATTTCTCACAGAGTTCGTCACAATGGTCGCGTAAAAAAAGTAAAATAAATGCATTTTTCACTTGACTTATTTCCCAGTTTGCGAGATAATATGTTTGTGGGGTTGAGAAAGAGACTCCACGTTTCCCAACAACATTCATTATGAGGTCATATGACTTACGAAGTACCAGAAAGTATCACTAAACGATACAAAAAAGAAATAACTCCCGCAAGAGCGGAACTCATTTCTGCTATTCTAAATACTTATCCAGGCCGAGTTAATTTCGCAAAGAGTGAAATTATGTCGGTTGTAGAGGAGCGAGGCGCTTCCTCTTTCCCACTCTGGATTAAATTATGGCAGACTGATACTGACTTGTATCAACTCCCTATCATTGATAATACCACGGAGATTAAAGCTGTGAAGTCATCTTTTGGTGAACCACTTACTCAACTTAACCTTGAGAAGATGGTTGACTTTGCCAATGAGAAATTTGGCGACAGAGAAGTTAAGTCCTCAGAATTCATCGCAGCGATGAAAGAGGCGAGAGTTCGTCCAGTTGATAAAACCGCAATGCGAGATGCGTTTCAAGTCTCCCGCGGAGTCTATCGTTTTTCACAAGACCGCATCGCAACTGCGACTGCTAAAGTCATTCCTTTTGAGTCCAAAACCTCAAATACAGTTATTCAGAAAACTACAGTTGATGTAGCTGATGTCGCTGAAGAGAACCTTGTTCCTTTGCGAGATGAGACTTTCGTAGAATGGGGAAACATTTCCGACATCAAAAAAGTTTTGAAGTCTAAGAAGTTTTACCCTATCGCTATCACTGGTCATTCTGGAAACGGAAAAACCTTTGGAGTTGAACAGACTTGTTCAAGACTAACCCGCGAATGTATTCGCGTCAACTTTACAGTTGAAACAGACGAAGATGACCTTCTTGGTCACTACATTTTGAAAGACGGAGTCACCACTTGGCAGATGGGACCTATTCCTACCGCGATGATGCGAGGAGCAGTTCTTCTGTTAGACGAGTATGACTTAGCGTCTACAAAGATTATGGCTCTCCAGTCAGTTCTGGAAGGTAAAGCGTTGTTCTTGAAAAAGATCAACCAGTATGTCCAACCCGCAGAAGGTTTCACAGTTATCGCAACTGCGAACACTAAGGGTAAAGGTTCAGAGGATGGTCGTTATATCGGAACCAACGTTATGAACGAAGCGTTCCTTGACCGATTCCCTGTCACAATGGAACAACCCTATCCAGCTCGTGCGACTGAGATTCGTATGATAAACAACGCTATGAGAGCGGAAGGTTGTCTGGACGAAGACTTCGCAACCAAACTGGTTGACTGGGCGAGTATCACTCGTAAAACCTTTTTTGACGGAGCTACCGATGAGTTAATCGCGACTCGTAGAATCGTCCACATCGTCAAAGCTTTCTCTATCTTCAAAGATAAGATGAAAGCTATTGAACTTTGTCTCAACAGGTTTGATGACATAACCAAAACTTCATTCATTGACCTTTACACTAAGGTTGATGAGAACGTTTCGGAAGAGACTGGAGAAGCAGTCAGTCCAACAGACGAAGGTGCAGAAATACCCTTCTAAATAAAACGTGGGGTATTATTCCTCACAGGGGAATGGGAGTTGGGACCCATTCCCCATTTTTTTGCTCACTTTACTTGACAGAGCAGAAAACTATGATATACTATGACCTGTGAATGAAAACTTATAGAAAGTAACCTATGGAACTAAAAATCGGACCAGACACTCTTAAAGGTAAGTCCATGATGATAGCGACGCCAATGTACGGCGGGAACTGTCACGGAATGTACGCAAAGAGTTGTATTGACTTGGCGATTCTTCTCGCACAATGTCAAGTCCAACATAAATTTTATTACATCTTCAACGAATCCCTTATCACCAGAGCGAGAAACTATCTGTGTGATGAGTTTATGCGTTCAGTTGATTCAGATGGAAAACCGCTTGAGTGGTTATTT